GAATTTGGCACTGTTATACTAGACGAAGCACATCATTGCCCAGCTACAACTTTTAGTCAAACTATAGACAGTTTTTATGCTAGATATAGATTAGCGCTTAGTGGTACAATGGAACGCAAAGATGGTAAACACGTATTTTTTAGCGATTATTTTGGTCATACTATATTCAAACCTAAACAAGCTAATACTATTAATCCTGTAGTACACCTAGTAAAAAGCAACTTAACACTAAAACCTAACGTAACTTGGGTAGAAAAAATAAATGAATTAACGCAAAATGAATACTATAGAAAGTTTATTAGTGCTATAGCAACTTATCAAATTGATATGGGCCATAGTGTATTAGTAGTAGCAGATCGTGTAGAATTTTTAGAGGCAATAAAAAACTATGTTGGAGAAACGTGTTTGTTGGTTACTGGCGACACCAGCTATGAAGAAAGGCAGTATGCTAAACAACAAATCCTTAGCAAAGAAAAAATGTGCATTGCTGGTAGCCGCCAAATCTTTAGTGAAGGAATCTCAATCAATGCACTTAGTTGCGTTATTTTAGCTGTACCAATGAGTAACGATAGTTTATTGGAACAAATAGTTGGTAGAATTATGCGAGAATATCCTAATAAACCGCAACCAATAGTAGTAGATATTCAATTTAGTGGTTGGGCAGATAAAAAACAAAATAATGATCGGCTTGGACTCTATATGCGTAAAGGTTGGGAAATCCTAACGGTATAGAAATTTTAACTTGCTAGACTTAACTAACTGTGATATAATATGTTATGATTCAAAGAAAAATATTTATGTTTAACCTTGAAAAATTAAATTCAATGGCTAACAAAAGCCAAGTAAGGTTAGTAGAACTTTTAGAAGATTACTATAAAAAAGGATTAAATGTTAAATTATATGGAAATAGTTATTTAATTAATCCTGAACAGTTATTCTTTGATCGTAGTGTAGATGTACTTTTTAAAGCACAATACATACAGTTAGCGGGACGTAGAAGTTATCAGCATTATAAAGATTTAGGCTACAAATATTTAGACTTAAGTTATTATCCAGACCTAAATTTACAAGCAATAAAATATAATCCGCTACTAATAACAGAAAACAATAAAATATATTTTAAATACGAGGAATAAATGGCACTTAGTTTTAAACAAACAAAAGGAAAAGCAACATCAAATAAAGTAGAAAGCTACGAGTACAAAGACGGCGAGAATACAGTTAGACTAATTGGCGGCGTACTTCCTAGATATGTCTACTGGCTAAAAGGAACAAATAATAAAGATATTCCTGTAGAGTGCTTGGCTTTTAGCCGTGAAAAAGAAAAGTTTGATAATTTAGAAAAAGATCATGTAGCAGACTACTATCCAGATTTACGTTGTAGTTGGAGTTATTCAATTAATTGTATTGATCCTAAAGATGGTAAAGTTAAAGCACTAAATCTTAAAAAGAAACTATTTGAGCAGATTGTTACAGCTGCTGAAGATTTAGGTGATCCAACAGATTACGATACAGGTTGGGATGTAGTATTTAAACGAGTAAAAACTGGACCACTTCCATTCAATGTTGAATATACCCTACAAGTATTACGTTGTAAACGCCGTGCCTTAAACACAGAAGAACGTGAACTAGCAGATACGGCACAAAACATTGATGAAAAATTTCCTAGACCAACAGCAGATGAAATAAAAGCTCTACTAGAAAAAATTGCTGAACAAAGTGATGAAGATACTAGTGATAGCGAGCAAGAAGCTGTTAAAGAACTAGAATAATCAGTGGCCCAGTAATGAAAGTTACTGGGCTTTTTCATCACAGGAAAAATAATGAAAATATTGTTCAGTGCTGACATTCACATAAAATTAGGTCAAAAGAATGTACCTGTTGATTGGGCTAGAAACCGCTATAATTTATTGTGGAAGCAATTTGAGGAATTACAGCAACAAGCAGATGTATTTGTTATAGGTGGTGATGTATTTGACAAACTGCCTAGTATGGATGAGCTGGAAGTTTATTTCGATTTAGTTAGTAGTTGCAAAATACCTACAATTATTTATAGTGGTAATCATGAAGCGGTTAAAAAATCTACTACATTTATGACTAATCTTGCTAGAGCTACTAATTTATTAAGTAGTAAACGTAATGTTATTGTTATAGATGACTACTATAGTGATTATGGTATTGAATTTGTGCCCTACAACAAGCTAAAAGATTTTGAGCAAAACAATCCTTGGCCAGAAGGTGGTAGTATTTTATGCACGCATGTTCGTGGTGAAATACCTCCACACGTTACACCAGAAGTTAATTTAGATATATTTAATAGTTGGAATGTTGTATTAGCAGGAGATTTACATAGTTATGAAAATTGTCAGCGTAATATCTTGTATCCTGGTAGTCCTATCACCACTAGTTTTCATAGAGATGTTGTCGATACTGGCGTCATACTATTAGATACAGAAACACTAAAACACAACTGGATAAAATTAGAATTACCACAACTAATAAGAAAAACTGTTGAGGCTGGAGACCCTAAACCGCCTACCCAATACCATCACACAATTTATCAAGTTGAGGGTGATTTGCAAGAGTTGGGCGGCTTGGAAGATAGCGACTTAATAGATAAAAAGGTTATTAAGCGCAGTACCGATGTTCAACTAATGCTAGACAATGATATGACACTAGTAGAAGAAGTAAAAGAATACTTACAGTATATCTTAGCACTATCGCCGGAAACTATTGATAAAGCTGTATTAGAGGTGCAGAACAACCTGGATAAAATAGAACATGATTAGCACAAACTATCACCCTAATTTTTATTATGTTGCTAGGATACTTGCTGAACGTAGGCATGGCTCACAAGATTTATGGAATTTAGAGTTTGATAATGCGGTTGATATGATACTGTTAATAGAACAATTAGGTTTTTTAAATAAACGGAAGTTTTGGAACAATGATAACAATCAAAGAACTAAGGTGGAGTAATTGCTTTAGTTATGGTGCTAACAATACTATTAACTTTGTTAAGGCTCCGCTTACTCAACTAGTAGGCAAAAATGGACATGGTAAGAGTAGTATTGCGCTTATCTTAGAAGAAGTACTATTCAACAAGAATAGTAAAGGCATTAAAAAAGCTGATATACTCAACAGGTACATTAAAGATAAAACTTATACAATAGAATTGGACTTAAAGCGTGATGGCAATGAGTACACAATTAAAACTACTCGTGGTACTCAACAAACTGTTAAGTTACTAAAAAATGGTCAAGATATAAGTGCTCACACAGCAACACAAACTTACAAAATCATAGAAGATATTGTAGGAATAGATCATAAAAGCTTTGCACAGATTGTGTATCAAAGCAATGCTATGAGCCTAGAATTCTTAACAAGTGCTGATACGGCTCGTAAGAAGTTTCTAATAGAAATATTAAATCTTACTAAGTATACAAAGGCAAGTGAAGTATTTAAGGAAATCTCACTAGAACTTGGCAAGGAAATTAGTGGTACACAGGCTAAAGTAAATACTGTGCGTGGTTGGTTAGACAAATATGAAAAAACTGACTTAACACCCAAGCAGTTGGTCTCAGTAGAGACATTAGACCCTAAACTGGAGCAACAAGCAGCAGAACTAAACTTAGAGATTAGCAATGTAGACAAAACTAATCGTAAGATTGTGCAGAATAATACTTACAAGCAGCAACTTAATGCAATTGATTTAACCTTTTCGCCCATCGCACCTGTAGATGAGCAGCATATTCGCAAACTACAGCAAGAGCAAACAGAGAACATGAAAACTGTTAAAGATGGCGAACTATTTATTAAAAAGTTGAAAAACTTAAGTGGAGTTTGCCCAACTTGTTTTAGTCAAATTGATGATAACAAAACCAAAGAGTTAGTTACAGCTAAAGATTACGAAGTTGAAATGGCTCGCGCAAGTGCAGCTGCAGCACTAATTAAGTGTAGTGAATTAGAAAAGTTAGACAAACACCACAAACAAGCTATAAAAACTCAACAGGAATTCGAACGACTTCATCAACTAATAGATAATGCGTTACCAGCTAAAACACTAGATAAAAATGAATTACAAAATAAATACGATGAATTAACTAGAACTATACTAGAAACTAAACAGCGAATTAAATTGGCAGAAGAAAAAAATACACAAGCACAAACTCACAATGGTAAAATAAATACTATTAAGCAGCAGCTTGAAGAAATGCGTGAAGAGTTGGAAGAATACAGCTTCCAGTTACACCTAATGAACGAACGCATGAGTATACTAGGAGTGCTTACTAAAACCTTTTCAACAACTGGATTAGTAGCATACAAAATAGAGTGCTTAGTCAAAGACTTAGAGTCGATTACTAACCAGTACTTAGTAGACTTAAGTGATGGTAGATTTCAAATCAGTTTCAAAGTAAATAGTAGCGATAAATTATTAGTAGTAATTACAGACAATGGTCGTGATATTGATATAAATGCACTAAGTGGTGGTGAAAAAGCCCGTGTAAATGTAGCTACATTATTAGCAATTCGGAAATTAATGCAAACACTAAGTAGTAGTCGTATTAATCTCTTAATCCTAGACGAAACTGTAGAAGCCCTTGATGTTGATGGCAAGGAAAAATTAGTAGAAGTTCTATTGCGAGAAGAACATCTTAATACCTTTCTAGTCAGTCACGGTTTTAGTCACCCTCTCCTGGACAAAGTAAATGTTATTAAACGTAGCAATGTATCTCGCATTGAGGCATGAATATATGCGTAATAAACGATTTGAAAAAATACTAGAGCGTAGAAAAAAGGCTCAAGAAGAAGCTCAAGAAAAGATTGAACAACTTGAACTAGAAGCTATATATTATAAAGACGGCGTTATAGACTGGTACAAATTAGCAAAACATGTCAGCGAGGCTACCAGTGGTAGACAGCAGGGCTAAAGGTGCTAGAGCAGAAACACTAGCCAGAGACATATTACGTAAACATACTGGCTTAGCTTGGGAGCGTGTTCCTGGTAGTGGAGCACTTGATGCTAAACATGGTTTAAAAGGAGACCTATACGTCCCTAACCATGTTAACCATTACTGTGTTGAAGTAAAAGGTTACGCAGAAGATCATATTACTAGCGGCTTACTAACACATAAGACTCCACAAATTATAGAGTGGTGGCAACAAACACAACGTCAAGCACATCAAGTAGATAAAATGCCACTACTTATATTTAAATATAATCGTAGCAAATTATTTGGCGCTACTAGTTTTGTTTGTGATAATATGATGGAAAAACGATGGTTGATGTTTTACTCACAAGATTATGAGTTTTATATGTTTTTGTTAGAAGATTGGCTTGTAGGAAGCAAAACTAAATTTATAGATTGACTTTTTTTATCAATAGTGTTATAATAATAGATTACACCATAAAATAATATGAAAACCTTTAAACAATTTGAACTAACTGAAAAAACACTAATGATAGTAGATGCGCTTAATCTTGCGTTTCGCTATAAGCATAGTGGCGCTAGAGATTTTGCTAATGATTATCTTAAAACAGTTGAAAGTTTGGCAAAAAGCTATAGAGCTCAACATGTAATAATAGCCGCAGATCAAGGGTCTAGTAGCTATCGTAAAGCTATTTATCCTGACTATAAGCAAAATCGTAAAGATAAGTATGAGCAACAAACTGAAACTGAAAAATTAGAGTTTGAGCTATTCTTTGAAGATTTTACCGCAACACTAGAGTTATTAGCAGAGCACTATCCAGTACTAAGATTTCCTGGCGTAGAAGCAGACGATATTGCTGCATATATAGTAAATAAAAAACGTCGATTACCCATTGATCAAATTTGGCTTATATCAAGTGATAAAGACTTAGACTTGCTTATCAAGCCAGGAGTATCTAGATTTAGCTATGTTACTCGCAAAGAAACTACATGGGAATCTTGGTCAGATCATTATAACTTTGAACCAGAACAATATGTTCATGTTAAATGTCTTATGGGAGATAGTGGTGATAATGTGCCTGGTATAGCTGGCATTGGGCCTAAACGTGCTCAGCAACTTGTTGAAGAATATGGCACTACCTGGGATATTATTAATAGTATACCTATACAAGGTCGCTATAAATATATAGAAGCAATTAATCAGTCAAAACAACAACTAGAGCTTAACTATCAATTAATGGATTTAGTAACCTATTGTAGTGATGCAATAGGTACTGAAAATTGTAAACAAATTGACAAAACCTTAGAATTATGCTTAAAGTAAATAAAACAACAGAATTTATGAATATTAATCACCGCTATGATAGTATTCACGATTGCAAAGTACAACAAGTAGTAGAGTGTAGAGTAGATAACCAAGCATACTTACCAAAACGATCCAATCCTACTGATGCTGGTGCTGACCTACGCAGTACCGAAAATTTAGATATTTATCCAAATGAAACAAAACTTGTTGATACTGGTGTAGCGGTAAAAATTCCAGAAGGCTTCGCCGGGTTCGTATTTA